AGTGTAATACCTGACAAAACCATTTGTGTTACAGAGATAGCACGTAACCATGCATCCATATCAGTTATAATTTCTTTCTTACCATCACACCAATAACTGAACGAACACTTGTGCCGTACTGGTACACCATTTTTATGATACAATCCTTGGTGTGCTACATCACATACGTTATCAGGATACTCGTCACTTTTAACTCTATTCATAACAACAACTGCTACAGCTAATTGTCCTATGAACTCTTCTCCTCTTGCTTCAAAGTACACAACTTCAGCTAGACAATACACATCATTATCCTCGTCAAACGAGTTTGCTTTACTAACACCCAACGTTACAACAACTGACATAAATGTAACAAACAAAATAATAATAAATGCTAATGCAATCTTAGCACCTAGCGTAAACCAATTATTTTTCACAATTGTACTCCTTTTCTTTTGGAAGATACACATCTACTAGACATTCACAATTAGGGCAAGACAAATTCGTAACCATACAATAGTACTCATCCTCATCTGATATATCGTGATCTGCACCCCAAATTAATTCAGTGTTACAATGCCAGCATTTCATTTGATATCTATCAACTCAGCTTCATTCAATAATACTTTATAAAAATATTCTCCAGAACTTACAGCCCTGTTAGGCACTTCTACAACTTGTGACTTCATAACGTGCTTGTAGTTCATTTTCCAAGCTTGTTTACAATCACCACGTATAATATAAAAATAAAATTCTGGTTGTGTATTTAATTGTAACACATAATCTATAAGTTTTTTCTTTCGATAAGGTATGTGTACATCTTGCCATACTTCAGGCCATTCTCCTGTCCACATATGTTTCATCTCAACTTCATGGTAGTACGTAGTGTCTTTGTACACACTCTCTAAATCCATACGCATAGTCTCAATAGGCTCTTGTACTGTATGTTCTATACTTTTTAAGTATCTGGTTATACAATTCTTGCCTTTTATATCATTTAACTCATATCTTTTTTTATCAAAAGATTTGTACTTAATGTGCTGTAGGTTCGTAACCATATTTTTCCTTCAAATTATACTCAAAACTAGTTATTTCAGAAAACGTTAAACCATAGTGTGTGGCTGTAAGATCGAGAGCTTCTTTAACACCGACTTTTTCTTCTTCAATTAATATTCTGATAAACTTTATGGCTCTAAGAAGATGTAATTGATTTTCATAACTATCATCTTCTAATGCATCGATATCCATTCTGGTACACTCCTCTTTGTCCACTTAGCTATATCAAACTTATCATGTATATAATAATTACGATAACTCTGTATGTAATCATCATCTTCTTTGTAATGTTCTGGCATACAAAGAGGTGGTTTTGTAAATTTACTATCTTGATCACCAAAACTTACTATTAAATAATCAGGAACAGTATACAATGCACCATTCAATGCACTACTTTTGTGTATCTTATTGTACCTATATGTATACTCTGATTGTAGTTCACGAAACAATTCATAAGTCCACATATAATTAAACTGAGTTTCTCGTACCCACTTAGTCATAGGATGATTAAGGTAAGCTTCTTTGTACACAGAAGCAGGTGGATTGTCACTTTGTCTCCATGCAGTAGACAACATTTGTGCAGTCTCTAAGATCATTTTAACTACGTGCTTGTCACAATGATACACAGCACATGTTTCTGGATCTTCATCTAAATGAAATATATTCATCTTTTTGTATCCTTTGTTAAATCTGGTGTATATTTACGATAACCTTTACACCACATTATAAGTTTATGCAATTTATTTTTTAATGCTTTTAACATTCTTCGTAAAATGTCCTTGTCAACGTAACTAAAGAAGGTTGTTGCACCAGTTTATCTTTTGGTCTGGTAAAATTTACAAGTTTCCAACACATCTCATGTAAGTATTCATCATCTTTATCTTGAGATTTATTGAGTACGTACTGAGCATACTCTTCAATTTTATCCCATTGCATATTATTCTCCTTTCTTCAACTGAAACATAATATACTCTTTGTCTTTATTCTCTAAGAGTATACTAGGAATAGGTAGAGATATATACTTAGTGTTTTTTGGTGGTTCTTGTACTCCAGTATAATGCCATTCATAACCATTGTCTAATTGTTTACCTACAGTGTCAAAGAACTCTTTGTTATCAGACACAAAAGAAAACCCAGTAAGCACTGAGTACACAACAATAATAATTCCCATATTAAAACATCCATTTCTTATTCTGAAATTTTATCCAAGCTATTCCTTTGACATTTACATTGCGGTATTGTTTTTTACTCATTTCAAATACTACAAGATACTTGTCTAAGTCTACAGTAGGTTTTCCTGTACCACAATACTTTAGTACATTTAACCTTCCAGTTAATTCTCTACGATCAAAGTTTTTAGTAAAGAAGTTTACAGTAAATATTTTATTACCTACTGCTTTTTTTATATTCTGTGTTAAATCCTTTGTAGGTATTACATTGGATTCTGAAGTTTCGATGTAACTATATATTGTCTCCATGTATTTTCTCCTTGCAATTATATTAAATATAGTATAAGCTTAATTATGGTAATTTGTCAACACTTAATTTAACTTAATGATATCAAGGGTTTGATATGAGTTATCAAAGAAAACAAAAAGACAAAATGATAAAAAATCATATTGCAAAAGATTTAAGAACACCAAAATACAAGCAACGAATTGTTGCTAGTAAAAAAAAGTATTCTAGGTTAAATAGTGCTGACATATATAACAAGTATATAAAGGATACTAACAAATGAAACAAGAGCACGTTATCGAAATAAAAAATGAGAATACACAGTTACGAAATAATGTACAAGATTTACAAGACCAATTGCAATATTCTTATAAAAGAATTAATGCATTGACAAAACAACATTATGAGTGTATACGTATTATTAGTGAAATTGATGTAACTAAATACAATCAAGAAGTTTTTAAGGATGTTGTTTCAGCTATAGACGAAGAAGTTAGTTTAAAAAATCAATTTCCTAGAGTTATGGCTGATTTACCAGATTCTAAAAAATTTAAATTTAGAGATTAATATGGTTAAAAAAATTATTCATGTTAATCAGCATATCATTAAACGAAATGCTAAAACTGGAGAACGTAATCCAGTGATAACAGTTAAAACTTATAAGGATAATGTATATTCTAATGAAGTCTATGTAGATGGGCCTTGTAAAATTATTTATAGTCCTGATAAACCATTAAGTTGTGGTGCAAAAGTATGGATAGAAACGCAATCTAATATTACTATGAAAAACAAATAGGAGATACAAACAATGTCTAGTAAACAAGATGAGTTTTTAGATAAGTTAGAAGAATTGTGTTGGAATTATTCTGATCGTGGAGAGTGGGAATGGAGATTAGCATCTGATGAACCTGATGGTATTCTTTTCAAATTTTTTTACGTAGATGTAGAAGATGAAGGTATTGATGAAGATACAGATGAGTAGTCCACGTAAACTTATTATTGACATAGAAACTGATGCAATAGATGCTAAAGTTATTTGGTGTGTTGTGTGCAAAGAGCATAACACACCAGATGCTGAGTACAAAGTGTTTACGGATAAACAATCATTTAAAAATTACTTGTTGAAGGATGATATACTCATAGCACACAATGGCATAGGATTTGATTTTCTTGTGTTAAACAAGCTTTGGGATGTAGAGATAGACTACACTAACGTAATAGATACACTCATACTATCTAGGCTATTTAATCCTGACAGAGAAGGTGGTCACTCTCTGGCAAAATGGGGTGAAACTCTAGGATACAATAAACTTGACTTCAGTGATTTTAATAAATACTCTGAACAGATGCTCGTATATTGTAAGAGAGATGTAGATATCACTGACAAACTTTATAAACATTTACGGATAGCTGGTGATAGATTTTCTAAACAGAGTATAGTTTTAGAACATCGTATAGCACACATCATACAGAAGCAGAAGATACATGGTTTTTATCTAGATCGTAACAAGGCTGTAAGTTTATTTACACATACTAAACAGAAAGCACAGATGATACAGAGAGAAATAAAAGAACACTTTAAACCTAGACCTAAGTTCTTAAAAGAAGTGACACCAAAGTATAAACAGAATGGTGAGATGTCTCGTTCTGGTGTAATGCATTACGTAGATGACATAAATGACATAGGTGGTTCTTTCTCTGTATTTGAATATCGTGACTTTAACTTAGCTAGTCCTAAACAAATAATAGAACGGCTAGATGAGTGTGGTTGGAAACCAAGAGTATTTACACCAAAAGGATCACCGAAAGTTTGTGAAGAAAACTTAGAGACTATTCCCGATACTGCTCCAGAGCCAGCTAAGAAGTTAGCAGAGTGGAAGATGTTAGAGACACGATGGAAGACTGTAGAAGCATGGTTAGATAATCTTGACGAAAACAGTAGAGTACATGGAGATGTACACACTATGGGTGCTGTAACAGGCCGTATGACCCATTCTAATCCTAACATGGCTAATGTGGTGTCAAATGACAAACCTTATGGTGAGGAGTGTAGATCTTGTTGGAGTTCTCCTAACGAACAGTATCGTATTGTAGGTATGGATGCAAAAGGTTTAGAGCTACGTATGTTAGCACATTATATGCGTGACAAAGACTACATGGACGTAGTAGTTAATGGTGATCCACATACTGTAAACATGAAAGCTGCTGGGTTGACAACAAGAGCACAGAGCAAAACGTTCATTTATGCATTTTTATATGGTGCAGGTGCAGAGAAACTAGGTAAGGTTGTAGGCGGTAATGCTAATGATGGTGCTAGATTAAAAAGAGATTTTTTAAATAATATGCCGTCATTGGCTAGATTAATTAGTAAGGTACAGCGTCTGTCAGAAGTAGGAAGCATTGAAGGTCTGGATGGTAGACGTATACTAGTACGTCATCAACATGCTTCTTTAAACACATTGTTGCAAGGAGCAGGTGCTATCACTTGTAAACAATGGTCTATCTGTATGGATGACTACATAAAACAAGAAGGACTTAGAGCGTATCTCGTTAACACAATTCACGATGAGATGCAGTTCGAGGTGCATGTCGAGGACGTTGATAAAATAATTTTAGCTTCGGACTTGACAATGCAGAAAGCAGGAAGTATACTAGGGGTAAGGCTACCTCTTAATGCTGATGCAAAAGTTGGTCTTAATTGGGCCGAAACACATTAATGTAAACACAAAACAAAGGAACTAAGTATGATTGTAAGTGGTACAGCAAAATGGGCAAGTGTATTTAAGCCTAATGATATGTCAAACAAGTATCAAGTTGACATATGCCAGCTAGATAAGAAAACAGTAAAAGAATTGGAAAACGTTGGTATAACTGTTAAGGTTGGTGAAGGTGACAAAGCAGATCAAGGATCTTATGTTACTGCTAAGACAGTACGTCCACCAAGAGTTATGGATAGTAAGAAAAATCCTTGGCCTACAGATAAGTTGGTAGGTAACGGAAGTAAAGTTAAAGTTTCCGTTAATCCTTATGAATGGAATTTTCAAGGTAAATCTGGTGTCAGTGCATCGTTAAACTCTATGATGGTTGTTAGCTTAACAGAGTACACTGGCGGTGGAGATGATCTAGAAGAAGAGGATGGATTTGTTCTTGATGATGCGGATATGAACGAATTATAAGTTGTCTCCTGAGTCCTGAGTATGACTTAAAAAACTGCTCACTTTCAATGGTAGGGGATTTAGTATAAAGCACTAAGTTGGCTAGTAATGAGGGATGGATTACTAGTATTTTAACGTAGGATATATACATACATGACTAAAAAAATTAAAAAAATTTCTACGTTAGTAGAAGATATACACACGCTTATCGACACAGGTAAACACAAATTAGATACTGATAATTTAAATTTATTTTTAGATACTATGAAATATGAGGTTACTCGTTTTCTTGAACCTTATGAAGGTGAACGCAAGAATTTACGATTATCGGCTGTAGGTAGAGAAGATCGTAAACTCTGGTACGAGATGAATGATACTAAGAAAAGAAAAATATCACCACAATTACGTATGCGTTTCTTCTACGGCAACATAGTAGAAGCACTATTGTTGTTCTTGGCACAAGAGTCTGGACACGTTGTAAAGGATCAACAGAAAGAAGTTAAACTAGAAGGAGTCAAAGGACACATCGATGCAGTTATAGATGATGTGTTGGTTGATGTTAAATCTGCATCGGATTACAGTTTTAAAAAATTTAAAAATGGTACACTATTTGAAGATGATCCTTTTGGATACTTAGGACAGATCAGTTCTTACATGGAAGCTCTTAATTTAAATGAAGGAGCATTTTTAGCTTTCAACAAAAATACAGGTGCAATTACATTATTAGAGATTGATGAATTAATGACAATCAATGCATCGAGTAGAATTAAACATTTAAAGAAAGTGATAAAACAAAAGAAAGCACCTGATAGATGTTATGGTGATGAAGAATATGGTACAGGTGGAAACAGAGTTGTAAATAATAATTGTAATTACTGTGATTATCGTGTAGACTGTTGGAAAGATGCTAACGATGGAAGAGGTTTAAGAACTTTTAAGTATGCTAGTGGTTACAAATATTTTACTAAGATTGTAAATGAACCTAAAGTAGAAGAGATAAGGTAATTTAATGGGAGATCTTATTAAAAGACATCAACCTTGTCCTGACTGTGGCAGTAGTGACGCACTTAGTCTGTACACAGATGGCACATATTGTTTTTCTTGTGAACGAGGAAAGAAACCTGATGAATTAGAAGATGAAGAAGAAGAGGATACAAAACAGATGCCATCAACACCACAACTAAAAACAACAGGTATAGTTAAAGAGATACCTGATAGAAACATAAGTAAGTTTACGTGTGCTAAGTACAATGTAATGATAGATGATGATGGTAAACATATTTATCCTTATTATAATGCAGATACAGAACACGTAGCTAGTAAGATACGAACACCTCATAAGAATTTTAGAATAGAAGGTGATGTAACGGATGTTGGATTATTTGGGCAACACTTGTTTAAAAGTGGTGGTAAGTACATTACACTGGTAGAAGGTGAACTAGATGCTCTCGCAACACACCAGATATTTGATTGTAAATGGCCTGTTGTCAGTATACGATCTGGAGCAGCAGGTTCGTGTAAGGATATAGAAGCTAACTACGAATATCTTATGAGCTTTGACAATATTATTATTTGCTTTGATAACGACAAAGCAGGAAAACTTTACGCTAAAAAAGCTTCTGAACTACTCTCGCCAAAAGCTCGTATAATGAGGATGCGTTACAAGGATGCATGTGAGTATTTAGAGAACTATGAGATAGAAGAGTTTAAATCAGATTGGTGGAACGCAGAAATATATACACCAGATGGTATCGTAGCAGGTGATGGTTTATGGGATAAGATGCTAGAAGGGCCAATGCAATCTGTTGTAGATTATCCCTTTGCAGGTATCAATAAACTAACATATGGTATACGTCCATCAGAACTCGTTACAGTGTGTGCTGGTACTGGTACTGGTAAGAGTAGTTTTTTACGTGAGATAATCTATCATATATTTAAAAATACAGAAGATAACATCGGTTTGATGTTTATGGAAGAGAGTGTACGCACAACAGCAGAGAGCTTGATGAGTTTACATTTAAATAAGTTACTACATTTACCTACTACAGCAATTACAGATGAGGAATATAAAGATGCTTTTGATAAGACTTTGGGAACTTCTAGGTTCTTCTTTTTCGACCATTTCGGCTCCAACACAATCGAAAATATTATTAGCCGTATTCGGTATCTTGTTCGTGCTCTTGGTTGTCGGTTTATCGTATTAGACCACATCTCTATACTGGTGTCCTCGCAAGAGAACACTATGGATGAGCGTAGAACTATCGATGCCTGTGTTACCAAGCTACGTACAGTTGTGCAAGAGCTTGGTATCACTCTTTTTATGGTGTCACACTTACGAAGACCTTCTACTGGTTCGCATGAGCTAGGTTCTGCTACTGTAAGCTTATCTGACTTGAGAGGTAGCCACAGCATAGGTCAACTAAGTGACATTGTAATAGGCTTAGAACGTAATGGACAAGCAGACTGTGGTGTAGAAAGAAACACAACAATAACACGAGTAATAAAGAATAGGTTTTCAGGTATTACTGGCCCATCAGGTGATCTTCTTTACGATACAGAAACAGGACGTATGCAAGAAACTTATTTAAATAGTGATGACGAGTTGTAAAGGAAGATGCTATGCCAAGAAAAGCACCTACATACAAAAATATTTCTAAAAAAATAATGAATGATAAAAGACAAGTTCCTAAGTATACACTTGATAATATGAACCATGTTGAACATGGAACAGTAAATGCTTTAAAAGGTGATGTAGCTGAATTAAAAGCAGCAGCATGGTTAATGGAACAAGGATTTTATGTTTTTCAAAATTTTTCTAAAACAGGTGGAATAGATCTTATTGCAGTGCGTGAAGAGTTAGGAAATTGTGTAATATACCCTATTGATGTAAAAACAATGACTAGATATCGAAAGAAAAAAAATACATCTTATGATACAGAACAATATTGTTACTACAGTTTTTATCGTACTCCTGTTCAAAAAGAAATGAATGTACGTTTACTTTATTATTACTCTCATTCTGGAAAATTTATGTTTCAAGATGAAGAAGAAAAATTATTACCAAAAGGTGTAGCAGGAAAAGGTGTTCATAGATTTGCGTTTGATGTAAAAGAATAGAATGACAGTACTTCAACTTACTAATTTTAACATACGAGACTTAGAACTAAATCCTAATGTCTACGTTCTGTACTTAGAGAACGAGAAGAGAAAAGGTGGAGATCGTTTGTGCATCTCTCTAAGGGATCATCACCGTTCTCTTGGTATCGTTGTTAAAAAATCTGGTGGAGTAGATGAAGAGAGCTACTACACAAATAGAGAGTTTGAGTGGGTAAGAGAAAGTCTTGAGAAAGACTTCAATACTGTCTTTAATGTTCTTAACAATCGACATGATGTTTTTATACCTATGGAAATATTTACAACAAACCACTGGATAGAAAACGTAGCAAATAAGGTAGGTTCTAAAATAGTACAATGTTTACATCATAAATGGAATGATATGCTACACAAGTACAGTTCTAAAAAAATACAATCTAGACAATGAGGAGAGTACAATGAATACGTCTTCACCATTATTACATGCATTACGTGCAATTTACGAATCACAGATACTTACTGCTAAAGCTAAGATAGAAGTATATATTACAAATCCTGTAGGTGTAGGAGATCATTCTACATTGACAGAAACTATTGATGAGCAAATTAATGTATTATCTACGGCACATGATAAACTAAGAGTATTAGAAGATTATTACCTTGATCAACAAAACTAATAAAATCATAAGATATAGGTCTAATTTAGAAGCTTGTTTTGCTAGGGATTTACAAGAAAAAAGATTGACATTTGATTACGAAAAGACTAGACTATCTTTTGTACCTAAAATAAAACATTATACTCCTGATTTTTATCTGGTAGATTATGATTTTTATATAGAAACAAAAGGTTTATTTATAGCTAGTGATCGAGCTAAACATTTACTTATTAAAGAACAACATCCTGATCTTGACATAAGATTTATTTTCTCCAGACCTACAAATAAACTTGACAAACGTTCCAAATCTACTTACGGTGATTGGTGCGATAAATATGGATTTTTATACGCAAAAGAGAGGATACCTGCCAAATGGCTGAAGACAACGAAGACGACAACATAGCGGATAGAGCAAGAGATATCTTGAACAGTGAACAAGATTTCATCGATAGTCTGAGTACTCTTGAAAACAAAGAAAGAGTATTTATTGTTCTTCAAGGTAGTGATAAAGATGAAGAGGGTTTTAGTATCCTTATCCTCGACTCTACAACTATACAAGAAGGACAGACAGAACCGCACATATGTACAGTCATGTCAGCAGGTATCCTTGACTTACTCAACAACTCTTGTGATGAAGTATTACAAAGAGGTTTAAATTATATTAGAAGTATTAAAAAGGATACACAGCAAGAAACTAAAACAGGTGACGTTGTTTTATTAGATGATTATAGAAAAGCTGTAGCAAAAGATTTTTCTGTTCCATCGAGTATAACTGTAAATGAAGATGATGGACAATTAGAAATAAATTTTACAATAGAGGATGATGATAATGTTTGATGACGTTGATCACCCACAACATTACAAACTAAATGAGCA